GTTTGTTGTTGTCCCGAAATTGGTTGCGATACTTTCACCGAACCCTTCTTACCTTTCTTCGTGTTCTTTTCGGATTTTCCATCCCATAATTCGACTACTCTATCAAATAAAATGCTAACCTTCTCTCCTAATTTTGTTTGAAGACTCATAGTTATCACTAAAACTGCTAAAATGATATAAGTTACACTAAAATCCGGATATTTAATTCCGCTATATGTTGGCACATATGTGATGATTCGGTTAATCAATAAAATGCCAATAAACATTACAGATATTTGAGTCATCACTTCTGCTAAAAGTTCAAAGCTTCCCTTTTCTTCATCGGCTTCAGGAACATATTTCTGCATTGCTTTATTTAAAATAACCACTGGAATAAGAGCTATTGTTGAATATTGAATTAAATTAAATATCTCTGCTTTTGAATCTTCTTCAAAATTAAAAACGTGCTTAAAAAAGCCCATTCTTGATGATATATTTTTTGACGTCTCTTCCAAACTTTCCATTTGATTTATAAATAGAAATTAAAATTTTATTGTTTAGGAAATTATAAATAAATAAATAAAAAATTAAATCTATAAGACGCGTAAAAAAATTAAAAACAATGTGTGTATAAATTTCATCAATGAGTAGCGCTAGATCAAATGCTGGAGCAAGAAATCGACGAGCTGGTGGCGCAGAAACTGTGCCTTCTACACCACAACAAAATGTGAGACCTGGCTCATCTCAACAACAACAACAACAATCCCAACAACAACCTCAAATGAATCCTAGATTATCCATTTCCGATGCTATTGCGCTTATCACATTACGTTTAGGTCGTGTAGAAAATCTTATTCAAAATATGCCGGTGGATTCGCCATCTGGTTTTAGTTCTAACTTAGAACAAGACGAGAATATGCGAATGGTAGATGCATCTGTGTTTGAAAGTATGGTAAATAGATTAGATATTTTAGAAAAAGGTCATAAATATATTTCAGATAAACAACAGCAGCAGCAATTGCAAAACCAACAACAACAAATGCAACACCAACAATATCAACAACAAATAAATTCATTGAAGTTATCTTCTATAACACAAACACCTATAATACAAACACCTATTATTATCGACAGTAAATCCGAAGAGAATATTATAAAATTAACTGACAATGTTGATATTTTAAAGGCTGAAGTAGTTCAAGTAAAAGATTTGTTAATGAAGCTTCAATCATTTACTATGGAAACGAATCAGAAATTATCTGATATTGTATTTAATGACACTGGTAATTTAGATGAATGTATGGATGATAATACCGAATGCGCTACCATTGAACATTCTGAAATACAAAGTGCTGACATACAAGTCCAAATACCCAAAGGTCTGAATTTGAAAGAGAATGTTGAATTAGCTATATCGGAACAAAAATCAGCATCGACCGAAAATGCTGATGTTTTATCTGCATAAAAATCACTTAAAAATTTGATGAGTATATATTTATAATATTTTTGGAGATGCGACAAAAACACAATATTGGAATGTGTGACTATGATTATGACGACAATCGAAATATTACTATTTGGTATGACAGTAAAGTAGCTTATAATAACACAGAATATATATTTGGACCTGATATTACAAATCAAATTATGAATGACCATCATTTGGTAGACGAATGGAATCAAACAGATAGACGATTAAAAAAGGCTTTTACTGATATACTTGTTCTAAGATTGTGGGAAGACAAAGTGATAACACGAACTCCATAGTTGAACACTTCTGTTCACTTCGCTCACATCCGTGTTCCAGTCGCTCGCCTCCGCTGACGCTACGGCTCGCTCCAAATAGTCGAAGGAGTTCCTGAAAAAATTGAATATAAAAAAGAATATAAATGTATTTCATAAATTATACTATATATACTAATATTACAAATGGAATTATTAATACCAGACGAATTATCAATAGAACAACAAAAAGCATTTGATAAATATGTTCAAGGAGAAAACATATTTATTACGGGACCGGGTGGTTCAGGAAAATCCGCACTTATTCGCAAAATAAAAGAACATTCGCCAAAAAATATTCAAGTTTGCGCTCTTACCGGTTGCGCTGCGATATTATTAAATTGTAAAGCAAAAACACTCCATTCTTGGGCTGGAATCGGGTTAGGGAATGGTCCCGAAAATCTAATTATAACAAAAATATTACACAGTAATTACAAAAGAAAATCTTGGAGAGAAACAAATGTCTTGATAGTAGATGAAGTAAGCATGTTATCTCTCAAATTATTTGACTTACTAGACAAAATCGGAAGAATCGTGAGAAAAAACCCACGGCCGTTTGGTGGCATCCAAGTCATATTTTCAGGCGATTTTTATCAACTCCCTCCTGTGGGCAGTAAAGATGACCCCGATTCAATGCGGTTTTGTTTTGAAAGTGATAACTGGAATAATGTTTTCAAAAAAGAGAACCAAATTCAACTAGTCAAAATATTCCGACAAACAGATGACATATATAGCAATATTCTCAATCAAATCCGTGAAGGGCGTATCAAACGAAAATCGCACGATTTGCTCCTTCAATATGTAGGTAGAACCGTGGAAGAAGGATTATTATTCGAACCGACTAAATTGTTTCCTACAAAAAATAAAGTGGAATATATAAATAATACCAAAATGAGTGCTTTAGTTGGTGAAGAAAAGATATACAGTATCAAACAAATAGTCGATCTAGAAATGTCAAAAGAAGATAAATACAATAGATCGCAATATAACGACAAGGATATCCAAACTGAATTAGAGTATTTAGCACGAAATCTCGCGTGTGATATAAATATTACTCTAAAGATTGGGTGTCAAGTAATGTGTATTATAAATATTCAGGATGATCTTACCGATAAAGATGGTAATAAAAATAAAAATAAAAACAAAAACAGAGAGAGAGATTTAAAATTGTGCAATGGGAGTCAAGGAATTGTTACCAGTTTTTGTGGACAATCTGGATTACCAATTGTAAAATATAATAATGGTGTTGAGATGATTATGCAACGCCATACATGGGAAAGCGAATCTATACCTGGAATTGGCATTTCTCAAATACCGTTGATTTTGGCGTGGGCTTTAACCATCCATAAATCGCAGGGCGCCACATTAGATACCGCGGAAATAGATGTAGGAAGTGGCATATTTGAATGTGGTCAAACTTATGTGGCGCTTTCACGTGTCAGATCATTAAATGGGTTATATATGACTTCTTTTGACGCGCAAAAAATCAAAATCAATACAAAAGTGAAAATTTATTATGAAGAATTAAAGCGAGTCGAAGATGAGCGACTGAACACCGTAGTAGAAGAAAATCCGTTTGCTAAATTTCAGAATGTTTAGAGATATTAAATGTAAGAGTGGAGCGAGCCGTAGCCGAAGGCGCCGAAGGCGCCGGTGAGCGAGGGAACTCCGTAGGCGGTAGCCGAAGGAGTTTGATGAGTATAAATAGTAAAAAAAATATATTATTTTTTATTAGTTACTTAAGAAAATGAAAATCATATTTGCGTTCTTGATATTCTGTTTGGTTCTATTTATATACCTTCACGTCAATTATCATCTTAAAACCAGCGACGATTTAGAAATATTTGAAGTCGATGACGGTTCCAAAGATAAACTGGAAGAAATTTTCGAAATGAGACAACCTACCATATTTGATTTTGATAATGAAAAAATTGTACAGACCACCAACAAAACATATATTCAAAATAATTATAATGCTTTTGAAATAAAAATTAGAAATACGGCTGACGTAAATAGTAATAGCGAATTATATATGCCGCTACCACTACACGCAGCCACAAAATTATTCGATGAAGATAAATCCGCGACATATTTCTCTGAAAGCAACTCTGATTTTCTTCAAGAGACTGGAGTCATTAAAAATTTCCAATATAATGACGAATTTTTACGACCTAGTATGGTCTCAAATTGTAATTATGATATTATGATGGGATCACAAAACACATTAACCCCATTTCGGTATGAATTAAATTTTAGAAATTTTTTCTTGGTTACGTCTGGTAGTGTGCAAATAAAACTTTCACCTCCTAAAAGTTCGAAATATTTATATCCTATTCGAGATTATGAAAACTTCGAATTTCATTCTCCCGTAAATCCGTGGCAGGTTCAAACTCAATACAGGGCGGATTTTGACAAAATAAAATGTTTAGAAATAACATTGAATATTGGAAAATGTATGTTTATTCCTCCTTATTGGTGGTATTCTATTAAATTTAATAAGGATTCTAGTATTTCGTGTTTTAATTATAGAACTTATATGAATAATATCGCGATATCACCTCATATTGCATTGTACGCTTTACAAACGCAGAATGTTAAGCGAGATGTAACAAAAAAACACGATGTGAATATATTAAATTCAAAAGTTAAAGATGTAGACGAAGGCGAAGACGAAGACGAAGACGAAGACGAAGACAAAAACAAAAACAAAAACAAAAACAAAGAACACGAGAAAGATGTCAAAGATGGAGACAAAGAAAAATGATGAGAAAACTAATAAAACTTATTTTGGAAATAAACAATTATTATTTTAGCTAAATTAATAATATTAATATTTTATATAAATGACATTAAGTTGGCATTCTATTACTATTTTAAGTCAACAAGTTATAGTATTTAATGGAAAATTTACTGTAAATGATTCTACTCATATAGTACAGCATTTTTATAATGATTTATACCCAACTATTGATATATTAGCTCAACCAACCTCAGAAGATGCAACAAATATAATTAATGATGGTTATATCGCGGATAATACTTTTGATACAAATTTTTCATATTATGGGACTTATATAAATAGTATTCCATCGTTAAATACTCGTCCGAATGGTACAACTGCCGTAAAATGGCTTATATGGTATGACGCCGCGAGTTCTCCATCTACAACGATATCATTTAAAACAATTAACGGATGGGATGATCTTCCACCAGACATTATATATGTTGTTGGACCTAGTTCTGACCCTGGAACTGGTGTTGGTAATGATCTACTCGTTAGTAATGTTTGTTTTCCTGCAAAAACACCAATTGTAACAAATCAAGGAATAATACATATTGATAAAATTAATCCAAATATTCATACAATCCGCAATAAAAAAATAGTTGCTATAACAAAAACAATTACGTTAGATAAATATTTAATATGTTTCGAAAAGGATGCATTAGGACAAAATATTCCAAGTGAGCGAACGATTATAAGTAAAAATCATAATATTTTTTATAAAGGTAAAATGATTAAAGCGCGTGATTTTGTCGGACGTATTGAAAATGTTACGAAAATAAAATACACTGGTGAAGTTTTATATAATGTATTGATGGAGGAATACGAAAAGATGGTTGTGAATAATTTGACTGTTGAAACTTTACATCCCAACAATATTATTGCAAAATTATACAATGCGTTTCCAACTTTAGATTTAGAAGAAAAAACTGATTTAGTTAAATATGTTAATGAATGTGTACGTGATGAATATTGTGTTAAACGTGAATTAAAGAAAACAAAATCGTATGCAAAGTAAAACATATAACCTCATTCGTCTAACGTCTACGGAGTTCCCTCGCTTTTCACTACGCTTACACCCGGCGCCTTTTGCTGCGCTTAAGGCTACGGGTCGCTCCAACTCCTTCGACTACGTCTACGGAGTTCCCTCAGAAAACTTCGGCTGTTAACTCCGTTTTCTTCCAAAATATAATATTCACTTAAATAAAAAATTGAATATTATATACACTACATATATCATCATATCATACAATAAAAATGAAGATATATAAGGTTCATATCAATGACCGGAATTATGGGAGCTGGACATATTATAATACAACAGACTTTCAACATGTAGAATTATCTATACGTCCAGACGAATATAAATTATTGTCCAATGACGTATTCTCTTTTGACTCGGAAACCAACCTATTAACGATTCATCATTCCAGTATTCGCACGTGTACATCTATTCCAGGTGTTATTATTTTGAAAAATAATAAGACATATGGGCGAGCTCCAAATGGAAAATTATTATACAAATGTATTCCCGATGATAAACGACTACCTGCGTTTCTAATACCATATGACATAAAAAATATCGGATTCTCCAAAATATATACAAATCATTATATCACATTTAATTATGTTCATTGGGACGATAAACACCCTCGCGGGGTATTAACACAAATAATCGGGTGTGTTGATATTCTTGACAATTTTTACGAATACCAACTATATTGTAAAAGTTTAAATGCTTCTATACAAAAATTCAATAAAGACACAAATACTGTTCTTAGAGGATACGACTCAAAAATAAAACCCCACAACGATTTTATAGATAATATTAGTGCGAAATATCCTTCTATAGAAGATAGAAGTGACCAGAAAATATGGGAAGTATTCACGATTGACCCACATAAAAGTGTAGATTTTGATGACGGATTCAGTATAAGAACATTAGATATGGAGCGAACCGAAGCCTTAAGCGCAGCAAAAGGCGACGGTGAGCGAGGGAACTCCGTAGACGGTAGTCGAATGAGTTATGGTATACAACAGTTAAGTATATACATATCGAATGTGACTGTATGGATGGACGTTCTCAATTTATGGGAATCATTTTCCCGACGAATATCTACGATTTATTTACCTGATAGGAAACGACCGATGTTACCAACCATTTTATCCGACTGTTTGTGTAGTTTACAATCAAACCACACTAGAATTGCGTTTGTAATGGACGTGTTTATTGACGACGATACTATTTGCGATATCAAATATTCTAATTGTAAAATTAACGTATATAAAAATTATTGTTATGAAGAACCGGACCTACTTTCAAATGATAATTATAAAAAATTGCTAGATTTGACCAAAAAAATATCTGTGAAATATAAATATATTAATAGTATTCGTAATAGTCACGATGTGGTATGCTATTTAATGATATTAATGAATTATCACTCGGCGAAAGAATTATTGCAACATAAGAATGGTATTTTTAGGTCGACTATTATTAAAAAAGAGTTTGCTGTTCCTGACCATATTCCAGAAGATGTCGGGAAATTTATTAAAATCTGGAATAGTTCGTCGGGGCAATATATTGATGTGAGTTCCGTTGAAAACGGTGAATCTATTTCACACGATTTGCTTGAAATGGATGCGTATATTCACATTACCTCTCCTATTCGTCGATTAGTCGATTTGTTGAATATTATTAAATTTCAGCAAAATAGCGGGATAATACAACTTTCGGAAAATGCTGGGAATTTTTATAATAATTGGTTGAAAGAAATTGATTATATTAATGCAACGATGCGATCTATACGTAAAGTTCAGAATGATTGTTCTTTATTACATTATTGTGCGACAACGCCCGAAGTAATGGAAAAGGAATATAGTGGGTATGCGTTTGATAAAATCGTGAGGAATGATGGATTATTTCAATATATTGTATATTTGCCTGAGTTGCGATTAGCGTCTCGAGTGACTTTACGGGATGATATTGAAAATTACTCGGCGAAGAATTTTAAATTGTATTTGTTTCACGATGAGGACAATTATAAGAAGAAAATACGGTTACAGTTGCTATAGAAGAAAAAGGATTCTCAAAAAAATTGAAATATTTTGATTCATCATTCAAATAAGTTATAATACAAAAAGCATATATCAAAAATGAATAATAATAATCCTTTGCAAGACAATAGAGAACAGAAATATTCTGAGATTCATAAATACAATAATATTTCATATCACATAAATATTATTGTGTATAAAAAATATTTAGAAGACACAGAATCTGATGCGCTGCTACATACTGTTTTATCAGACCCAAAACATTTTAAACACGCATTAGTAACTAAAGCAGGACAACCTTCAAAAAAACGGAATGGGTCAATATATGGAGACCTAGATGAATATATTATTACGTATATGGGAAAAATTATAAAAAAAACAGTATATCCTTGGAATACAGAATTCAAAGAACTTCGAAATAAAATAACAAAAACCACTGAACAGAACTATAATACTTGTGCCTTACAAATTTATAATTCCGGTGGTGTTGGTATAAAACCACATAAAGATAAAGAAATGAATGCAGGTTCAAAAATATCAAGTATTTCACTAGGAGAATCACGTATTATGAGATTTGAACGTAGTGGTTTTGAAGATGTTGATATTATGTTAGATAAAGGTGACCTATGTGTAATCAATTATCCTACAAACAATTATTGGTTACATTCTATTCCTACAGATGATACGACCGGTACGAGGGCTAGTTTAATATTCCGAAATTTTGAAGATGGGATGTAAGGGTGGA